TCTACAGGAGCTCCTCCTGTCCAAACGTTTCCACGCTTATTAACTACATAGAATACACCTTCAGAACCTTTGTTTCCATAGTCGTCATTCATACCTGCTCCTGCACCTGCGTTAGACGCACCTGATGCATCTTCTGCGGGAACGGCTTCAATCATAGCAGTCTCCAAGTAATCGTCGAAACGAAGACGAGTTTCATGCTCAGACTTTAGATACCATAGGTATCCGTTAGCTCCATTCTCTGTAGTAACTTCTACCCATCCAATCTGTGCCATATCAGAACCTGATACTGCATACTTATCTTTAATGATGATAGGTGAGTTATTGAAGAAGATATCGTCAGCTTCTAAAGAACCATCCATTCCTTTTGTTCCTTTTCTGAACTCAGAACCGTAGATAAAGACAGTTACATCAGCAGCGTCAGCAGTTGTTCCTGCCTTCACTAATCCTGCTGTTTCATAGAAAGCAACTTTGAAGGTGTCATTCGCTGTATCTACCTCCGTAACGATACCTTTATTACTTCCTTCACCGCCATTCTGTACAACCATAACAGTTTGACCTTTTCTGATAGCAATAGCATTAGAACCTGTGAATCCGGGTACACCGATGTCATTAACTGTGAAGGTAGCGTCAAGAGCTGCTAATGCAGCTGTTGTTCCTACTTTTACATATTTAATATGTAAACGTCCTTGTTCTGCCCACTCGATGCGGTCAGAGTTAGAAGGCATCTCAGCTCCTACCATACGTAGGAAAGAAGCGAGTGTTCGGTTACCGTAACGCTCAAATTCTTTCTCATATGTATCCGGAAGATACTGATTCAAGAAATCGAAGTTGGTAATATAATTTGTTGACAACGGCACCTGTTGGGCACTCGGTTGCAACGCAAATGTTGGGTCGGTTTTTACGCTCATAATATTTTTATTTTAATAATTGATTAAGTAGTACGTCGTGCACTACTTATTTTTAGGCCCCGTCCTGAATCAGGGTTTACAGAACGAACTTGCATGCCCCCCTTAGAAGCTGAATTTTGTGGAGCACCACGTTCAGACATATTAATATTTTTTGTCTTACGCATAACTCCATCAACTGCCTCCGCTTGACCTTGTTCATAAAAGAACTTGGCAAATTTATCGGGGTTCATTGCTATCGCTAGTGACCTGTGGTAACCCACGGCATCCTTGACTAAGCCTTGCTCATCTACGTATCGGTTTATCCAATTCATAGGTGTTTCCTGTTGCTTCTTCATTTCAGTCCTATCTCCGGGAGAAAACGTGTAGGGTTGGTCGTTTATATTGAACTCAAAACCTTTGAACTCACTTCCAAATACTTCGTTTGTTTTTTCGTCAAACCAAGTCTTTCTACGCATTTGCTCTTCCTGAGCAGTCTTCGCGTTAGCGGTATATTGCTTATACTCAGCATACTCTTCGGAATTTTCTAAAGAAGGCGACCCAATAGACTCAAGGGGAACGCTGTATTTTTCTTTAGCATCTTCGAAGTATCTCTTCGCTTTTGCAATAGTTTTCTTTTTTGCTAGTCGGATTTTTCTAATGTCACCCTCGTCATCGAGGTCTTCATCAAAACTATAATCCTCCATCATAGCGTTTATATCTTCCTCATCAAGTCCTTCTTCCGTTGCCGTTAGATATTCCTTGATAAGATTTTCGGGATTCATAGTGTCATAGTCTTTGTTTAATTGAACAAAGTCTTTTACACCACGGCCCGTTTCTTTTTTATACTTAAAGAACGCTGACACCTCTTCGTCCATTTCTCCGGACTCTTCTCTCGCCTCTTTTAAATCGTCTAGAGAGTTTATATCTCTTCCTAGTCTATCACTAATAATAGATAGAAGTTCGCTTTCTTCCATCTGTGGTTTCTCTATTACAGGTTCTGCAACCTCTTCAGAAACCACCTCTTCAGGAGTACCATTTAAACTTTCCTCATGCTTTTCAAGCAATGAAGATTCAATTTCGGCAGCAGACTTTTGCTCACCTTCTTCTACAAGACGTACTTTCATTTCCATATGATTAGATTTTTCTCAAAGTTACACTAAAAATATTCTAGATTTATACTTACCTTGGATTAAACTGAGCAAGGTCAAAACCATCTAAGCTATCTTCATTAGATTCAAAACTCTGTGCAGGTAAATTATTTTTCCTTTGATTGATAAGCTTAGACTGTTGAGTATTTTGTTGACTAATCCTATCAGACTTTGCTGCTTCTTTTTGAGTGTCTCTAGTTTGGATATTATTTTCAACCATACCTTTCACTTGCATCTGATACTGAAACTCAACATCCATAAGCTGTTGCTTGAGTTGAGCCTCGTTATTCATCTTCTCAATATCAAAAGCTACCTCAGCCTGTTTAAGCTGCATCTTACCTTGAATCTCCATTTGACTCTGCTGCATAGCCATCTGCTGTGCCATCTCTTGAGACTTAAGAGCTTGCTGAGATTGCATAGCTTGCTGTTGCATCTGCATCTGCTCTTCACGGTCTTGTTTAGCTATACGCTTCATTTTAAGAAGTTGGTTAGCTAACTTAAGATTTCGTATCTCACGGATATCAATAGCATCTTCAAGGTTGATATCTCCTTTAGAAAGTGCCATATTGATATTGGCTTCAAGTTGTGCTTTCTGCTCTTCGTCAGGAGCTATTTCAATAAAGATTCCAAAGTCATATATATACAAGTCATTAATATCCTGAAGGATACTAACATTATATTTTCCAATCTGATTGGCAAACTCCTCTTTAAAGTCAGCATACTGTAAGATATCTGACACCCTATACGTTAAGCTTTCAGCTAAAGTCCTATACATATATAGACTTGCATCTAAGATATGTCGTGTAGCAGTATTAGAATTTAAAGCAGCTAATTTCTGCACTCCAACCAAAGAGTACGGGTCAGGGGTAGAGCCATCACGAGCTTCATTAAGTCCCGTAACATCACGAATCATCTGAAGATAGTGATTCATGTTTTGGATAAGCATCTGTGCTTTGCTTGCTCCTGAACTAGCCGTAAGCTGTGTAATAGGAACCTTAGCTTGGTTGTAATCTCCTTCTTGAGTATAGCTTCTTCCAATAACCGAACCTGTTTGAAAGTATAGCCTTAAAGCATCCTCAGGGTTATAGGCATTACCCGTTCCTAAATCCACTTCGTTTAGTCCGTCAGCATCTATATATACTCCGTCAGGAACTACTCTAGAAATTACTTGCTGTAGTTTTAAGTGTGTTATCTGAATTAAATCAGCAAAAGGTATCATCCTGCGAGTTAAAGACTCTATAACTCCCTTATACATACGAGGAGCCGAAGCCACATAGTTAGGGATAGCATACTGCGAAGCTGATTTAGGGCGAACCATATTTTCTGCTGCTTCCCACTTAAGAATAATATTTGTCCCCATAACCATTACCCCATCATACCATATATCTATAGTCTTCTCAATCTTTTCAAAATTCCCTTCATCCATCATGTCTTGGGGAGGATTAAATTGGTCATCTTTTTCAATCATACGAGATGCACCTCCTTCTAATATCTTCTTCTTATAGACAATTTTTTTAGTTGTCTTATAATTAAAGTACATCAAAGTCGTGGTATCACGATAGAATATATCGTTGTCATAATACTGAGCTACATTGTAGTAGTCATACCAACTTTGCCCACTTTTAGAAATCTCTTCTAAATCTTCTTTAGTAAGAGAAGGGTCTATCTTAAGGAGTTCTGTAATAGGAACATTTTTAATCTCTCCCCAATAGAAACAGTCTTTAAACTGTGGGTCTTCTGTATAACTATAGACCACATTTGCAGGGTCTACATAACTTAACTTAACTCCTGTGCCGGGTAAAAATTCGTGCTTGGATACCGATATACCTAAGACTGTTAAGTCATAGTCTAATCGTCTCCTAATGTCGTCATAGTGATTTGAATCAAAAATAGTGTTTATAGCTTCCTCCTCTGCAATTTCAATAGCAGGCTTATAATTAAGCTGCATATATAACTGTAGTTCCTCATCGGAAGTAGGCAACTCTTCAGGAGGCATTATAAAAGTATCTACCCCTGTTTTTTGTTGAATAGTTTCAAGTATAGGTTTAGCGGCCATCTGACCCTCAATCATATTCTGATACTTACTTCTTTTAGATTGAGACAATGCATCTTGAGCATATGCTTTAACTTTAAATAAGCGTTCAGACATACCATTAACAACGATAT